CTCCCGCAAGGGCTTTCGCCCTCCTCTGCCTTTACACAGCAGAGGCCAACCGTAGCTTGATGTCCAGGGCTACGGGCCTGCCCGCACGCTCCAAGTGGAGCTCGTCGTAAGACGGCTCCGACTTCCTTGTTAGGAAGAACTTGAGCAAGGCGCCAGGACCCTCCAGGGGATCCTTCGGGATCCTAGCGCTGACCACATAGCCCCTAGTTACGGGGTCATGCAGCCTTCCGCCCAGCGTCTGGTAAGTGTAACCCAGAAAACTGTGGCGGCCAAGCACAGGCGATGTTGGGAGTACCACCGGGAAATACCGAAGCATCCCCCGAATGTACTCATCCAACCATCTGACGGTCTGCCAGTAGCCAGCAAAGTATAGCTGGTTTCTGAGCGAGACAATCGAGATGACCTGGTTAGCGTGCGTCCGTCGTGTCGGGAAGCACTCTCTGACTCGGACAATACTTACGTCCTCGCCGGAGTAGTACTCCTTTCCGCAAGATTCCCGGAACTTACCGTTCCAGAAGGACTTGCTGCGGTTCACTTTTGCACCAAAATGCTCAAGTGCCGCAACGACGGAAGGCACAAAGTCCACAGGGACAATAATATCGTCCCCATAGACACGCACCCGGCCCCTTAGCGATTCAACATGCTTCGGGGTCAACTGGGTGTTGAGCTCTCGTTCGATTCCGAGAAAGATCACGGTCAAGAAGACCATGGCCTCCATCGGGAAACAGAGAGCTGAACCCATAGACGCGAACTTGGCTAGGCGAATAACGCCGTGGCCTCGTACACGAGCCTTCCGAGAACGGGATGCATCAACCGCAGAAAGCAAGTGCGGGTGATTTCCCAACATCTCTCGGACAAGCTGGTTCGAAACGCGATCGGATGCTTCGCTCAAATCGAGCGTTGCGAGTTCCCCTTGAAGGGAACCCTCACATGCCAGAAGCTGATTAGGCGTCTGGTCGTCGAATCCGAGGAAGTCCGTAGGGCACCACCGGGAATTACCCGGCGACGGCCTTTGGAGTCCCTCGAGAATTACCGGCAGAATCGCTTGCTGTGCGTATTGCATAGCAGTTGGTTCAATTCCGATGATTCTTGGCGTTTTGAGCGTCTTGGGAACAGAGATAACCCTTACGGGCTCTTCGTTCCCGGGTTCGAGGAAGTCCACACTCTCGAGCTGATCGTAATACGACCAGCTAGGTAGAAGAAATTCCCCCGAAGGGAGAACTTCTTCGAGACGAGAGGGCCACTGGGTCTGTCGATATTTTCCGTTACCACGGAGCCTATCAGCAGTCGCCCCAGGGCCATGTTTCGGCACAAGCTCACCGTTGTAGACCTTTCGGTCCGCATAGGTAAACGAGTGCGCGAAAAGTAGAGCCGACACTCGGCGGAAATCCCGAACATCTTGGGGACTCCTCCTTTCGTCAGCTTTACGGACCTCCTGCTCACACTCGACGTAGCCTCGCATCGCTCTCCGTACCCGGCTATCGCTAGCGGGCATAGAGATCTTGCCAAACATCAGCGTTAGCTGACGCACGGCGAGAATTGCTTCGATGTCTGGCTCTTCGAGCAACACACCAGTACCGCGATCGAACACGAGATCCAGGAAACCTCCGAGAAATCGGGGGAGACCTGCCTTCCAGGTGAAACCTTGGAAGAGACGTCGATCTGCAAACCCTTGGTCAAGACTCTTTTCAAAGTCTTTTCCGAAGGTCGGCAGGGTGATCGTTAGAAACGAAAACCCTTCGTGTCGCGACCGTTCCTGGACGGTTCTAATATCCAGGATGGTGCTAGTGCGACATCTGGTGGCACACTCCTGTGCCACCCTTTCCCACAGAGCTGTCAGGCTTTTCAATACCCCTCCTTAAATAGAGGTGAGTATTCCCTAGCCAACAGCGCGGCTTACGCTACGCGTCTAGACGCTGCCAAGGAATTAGGCAACGTCTCCCGTCAATCCGAAGTAGGAAATGACGAGGGATCTTCCTCCCTGAGTATGGGAGACAGATCCGAGCGCGCGGCACCGCTCGAACCGAGCGAGCTTCCAGCGGACCATTGCCGTTATTAATGGCATAGTACGCATCCAGGAAGCCGAGGAGAAAACCTACGAAGAAAGCGATCGTGATGATCGCGATCAAGCAGGTGATCGCCTTTCCGCTGATTACGACTCACCTCCGAGAAGCTTGGAGATGGACGCGTCAGTGGAAGCGGTAAACAGGGCCTTAAAGCCCTGGTAAACCGCCAACGCATCGGCGTTCGTGTACCCGGCAGGCGGAAGGTCGAAGACGAGGTAGTTACTCATCGACACCTTCGTGTTCTGCGCGGGGATGAACGGGTCAGCTGTGACCTTTGAGTGGTCGAGCCGAAGGACCCGCCGCGTCCTGCGCCCGTAGGCGTGGGAAGCGGTGAGGATCACCAGCCCGTCGGCGCTCTGGTAAGACGACTGACCTGCCCCCGTCGAAACGCGGGGAAGGCTAATCGCACTTCCAGAGATCGTGACAGACTGCGGATCGGTAAACGCCATTGGCGTGCTCCTTTGTTGCGGCCGCTGCGGCCGCCTGTCGGTGTGTGTAGTGCAAAACTACCTACTACCGCGGGTGATACCCAGGGCAGCAATGATGGCCTTCTGAAGGTCGCTAAGACCGTCAAATGAAAGGCCAAACCCAAAGGGGTTAGCTGGTCTTCTAATCTTCGTCTCAGTGACTAGGACTAGGGGGGCCACTGGAGCTCCTGTTATTAACCAGGAGTTGTCCAGGGTATAGGTATGTTTTACTACTGATGTTTCCATCAGATACCCATACCGCATAACCAGACCGCCGGATGAAAACCGAGAGACGTTATGGATAACTTCTCCGGCATTCGTAAACCAGTCGACGGCCCAGGACCACGGGGTGAGGTTCCAGATTAACTCTGGAGTGAGTTCAAGGCCTAGCAGATGCTGAGCCTTTGACGCCAAACTATTCAACCGATTACGAGCAAAATACTCGGTCGGAAGGTAGTATGTAAAGGCGCCACTGAACCACTGTTTCCGAGAGGTTTCCACAACTCTCGTGACCTTACCCTTGGGAGGACCAGGCGCAAAGTAGGAGCTTCGGGAGCTGCCAAGAACGGCAGCCCGATCCGTCGCCCACAACTCTTCGCTGTAGGTCCTCTGTGTTGGGAACTCGAACCGCCTCCGGACTACCTTACCCGCGTCTCGTTCAAGCTGACTAAGAATCTTGTCAGACTTGACGATGGCGTTCGCTAGCGATTTGATATCACTAACTAGGGGAGCCCAACCAAACTCGTAGTTCAGAAACTCTGAACTCGCTGCTTTCGCAGCACCGGTTTTGGCTTTCCATAGCTGAGATCCTATTAACGACGGGAGACCGTCGTGATATAGTTCGCCCAGCATGGTAGCGAGGTTCGCAGGTGGATTTCCGGGCGCGCAACGGGCTATTGCTTCCGCTCCCTTACTATCAAGAGTCGCAAGACTCGAGAAGTTCGGTTGAGGAAACTCTAGATCTCCGTTCGCAAGGCGAGGAACGTACGGCAAAGCCGTTCCACGATAGAAATACTCGTGGTCTGTACCAGTGCCCAAAACGGTACGTCTCAAAACTACCTTTGTAGGTAGGGACGCAACGTAGGACTTCTGTGTAAAGAACGGTCCTCCCAGATCAGTCTTCGAGCCTCGAAGGCGAGAAAACTGATGCCCCTCCGACTCAGTGTACTGAGTCCCAGACAAGTTCATCGTACCGCTCTGGCGGTTAACGTCAATCACTTCCCGAGTGGGAAATGACGGTGGATGGCCGATAGAAGTATCGACATCTACCCAGGCACCTGCCTGTGACGCCAACCGCCTTCGGCGGACGGTTTTGTTGTCTGGCAACACGTCCTCCTTGGGATTGAATTCACTCTCAGTTAGAGAGTGGGTGATGATGCACTGCACGGGGCCCCCACTAGGGG